ATATTATTTCCATTATATTTTCTTTCAATTTTTCCATTTGTTTCTCCTTGAGTTTTAGTTTCCTTGTTGATGTTACAAATACAGTATGATCTAGATTCATATTTGTGTCAATACTTTCCTCTCATATTTTTTTATAATTATTTGATCGTGTTTTGATTTTACATTTATTGTTTTGAATATTAATTATACAAATTAGTTGGCATAAGCCTGGCATAAGCCTACAGATCGTGCCAACTAAGGACGTTAGATATTATTTTTATTTGATTGTATTGAGTAATGAATAATAGTTCTTTAATCAAATATCTATGATTCTTAAGGACATCATATGGTTAGTTTAAATTGTCATTAGTCAATATTTGTGCTATGCATTTTTTATCTTTCACATGTCTTAAGGGGAATTAAAATGACCACAACTTTTACAACGTTGCTTTCCGGCAATGTGGATGTCGTACCCGCAATTCATTCTTTAAATACTACTGAAACCTATAGCACTATTATTAGCTCAGATTGGCTAAGACAAAGAGCATTAGCTTCAGGTGTATCATTATCTCCTATTGATATGATCATGGCAGGTTATGCAGGCAATTCATTTACTCTTTTGAGACCTATTTTTAATGCAGATGGAACTATTTCTGCTAGACCCTATAATTTAAATATCTCAAATCCTGTTACAGTTGGACACTTTCCCGTCTTCATTGATCAAAATGGAACAATTGGCGATGTAGGTTATTTACCTTCTAATGGCGCACTTTCCACCGTTATCATGTCAAATGGAAGTTTAGCTAGTGGTGCTTTAATGGTGACCGCAGATACTGCCGGCACTGCAGTAACTGGTGCTGCAGCTACAAATAGTTTTACGACTTCATCGGCGACTCCCGGAACAATTAGATCTCTATCAAGCTCTATGTCAGGTACTGCTACAGTAATGACATCGGGTACTCTGGTTGGTGTAAAAGGTGAGGTAGATTGTGTTGGTGCATCAGGTGGTTCTATATATGGTGTAGAAGGCAAAGTCGCGGCTACTGGTACTTTATCAAGTACTTCCTCAACAGCAGGTGTATTTGGACAATTTGATATCAGTACTGCTACGATTAATGCTGGGTTACTCGCTCCTATATGGGCAGATTATGGTGCTACTTCTGGCACAATTACTAGTGCAACTGGAATGAGAATGTTTGCTGGTACTAATAATACTGCAGCAACTCTAAATTCGATGATCTATCTTAATGGTAAGACTTCTAATCTTTTTGAATTACTTGCTAATGGGTCCACTTATATTAGCACGGGTGGTGCTACCGCTTCTGGAACAATTAAAAAAATCGCTATTCTAATTGAAGGCGTTCAATACTATCTACAAGCAGCAACTGTTTATAGTTAAAAAGGAAATTAAATGCCTATAAAAAATATTGGAGAAGCCATTAACTATGGGAGTTTTGAAGCGGGTTTATCAGGACTCTCTAGTGGTTCTTTTATAGCATTTCCTCTTAATCTAAATAGTGGAAGAATGGAATATTCTGTTAATCCAAATTTAGGTAATTTTAATAATTCCTTAATAAATGCACCTACTGGACAGGCAACTATATGGGTTTTGCCTGATCCAGGTGTTCCTGTTGCTACAATATTAGTTTCAAATGGAGGAGGGGGACAGAAGATACATGGAAATCTAGAAATTATTGATGGTAATTTATTTGTAGATGATGGAAATATACAAGTTCTCATCGGTGATTTATTGATGAGTAATGGAAATGTATCATTAACAAGTGGAAATGTCTCGGTAACAACCGGAAATGTTTCAGTAACAACTGGAAATATGGAAGTTCATAATGGAAATATATTAGCAGATTCAGGATTTATACAAGCAGGTGCTAATGGAAGTAGTGGTTATTTCATTTGTTATCCTCCAACTTCTGCAAGTGGTAGTTTAATATTATCTCCTACTGATAATAGTGGAAATTTTGATGTAGAAATTACTAATGCTGCTCATGCTCAAAATAGTATTTGTTCTATTCCAGATACGGGTTATCCAACTTCAAATTTTATATTATCAAATAGTGTGAACGGTCAAACTATTTTATCTGCAACCTCTTCTGCTACTCCTGGAAATATTACTTCTCTTACTTCAACAATGACTACAACTGCAACGACCATGACATCAGGAAGTTTAGTTGCTTTGGAAGGATTATCTAATTGTATCAGCGCTTCGGGAGGATCTATCTATGGGGTACAAGGGAAAATTATACCTACTGGCACTCTGTCTAGTACTTCTTTGGTTTCTGCTGTATTTGGGCAATTTGACTTAAGTGGTGCAACTATTACTAGTGGGCAATTAGCTACAATTTGGGGTGATATGGGTACAACTGCAACTTCTGGAACTTATTCAGGATTACGCGGAATTGCTATGACTAATACTACGACAGCTATATGTCACTCCCAAGTTTATCTTTATGGAGGAGCAACTAACTTATTTGAACTAGTTGATAATAGCGGTGCACTGGGACCAACTTATTTTGTAAATGCAGGAATTAGTGTAGGGTCAGCTGGAGATCCTCTTCATTGTAATGCATCAAAAGTACTTAAAATAACAGTAGATGGAACTGATTATTGGTTACCTCTATTTGCTTCAAATTCTTAAATTTGTGAGGTCATATGAATCAAAATAAATTGCAACAGAGATTGAAAATTATTGAAGAAGCTATCAAGAAAACAACAGACCAAATTGCTCAGTTAAATGCAAATTTAAATGTATTGAATGGAGGAAAATTTGAATGTGAACTATGGGTGAAAATGATAGATCAAGAAGCAGAAGAATTAAAAAATTCATCTGATTCTGAAAAACAAAATGTAATATCAGATCAATCTGAGGATAAAACTAATGTCTGATCTATTGAGATGTCCAACATGTTTAGGAACTAAAACTGTTCGTGGATTAGGAATGATTGAAAAAGAATGTTATCGCTGCAAAGGGATTGGATTTGTTCAAGGAGATTTAATTGATGATGAAGAGGAAATCGAATCTATTGCAACTTTACAAGATGAAGAATCTTCAGAAATAGTTATACCAAAAAAACGTGGTAGAAAAAAAGGGGTTATTTATGCCAAGAAAGATCATTCGGCGTGAATCAACTGGAATAATGGGACGTCCCACGGAATATAAGCCTGAATACTGTGAAATTGTGAAGAGAATGTATCAAGAAGGAAAGACTAATAAACAGATTTATGCCTTCTTAGATATCTCTCACAACTGCTTTCACGAATGGAGAAAGTCTTATGCTGACTTTGATGAAACTGTTAAAAAATATACAGATCATTCAGAGGCTTGGTGGATAAATTTGGGATTAGTAAACATCACAAATAAAGACTTTAATGCAAGATTGTATGCATTGATGATGCAAAATCTTCATGGATGGAATAGAAAAATTGAAGTTGGAATTACTGTTAAGCATGAAGATGCTATAAAAGAGCTCGAATAATGGATCCTTTAGAAAAACAAATAAGACAAAGACTGAAAGATAATTTTATCCATTATGCAATGAGATGCTTAAAAATACGTACTAAATCAGGAGTTGTAGAAAGTTTTATTTTGAATAAAGCGCAAACTTATACTCATGATTTAGTAGAAGAACAAAAAAATACAACAGGAAAAGTAAGGGCAATTATTCTGAAAGGAAGACAACAAGGTTGCTCTACTTATATTGAAGGAAGATTTTACTGGAAAGTAACTCATCATCCAGGAATGAGAGCATTTATTTTAACGCATGAAGAAAATGCTACGAATAACTTGTTTGAAATGGCAAAACGCTATCATGACAATTGTCCTGTTCTTGTTAAGCCAACGACTCAAGCAAGCAATGCGAAAGAACTTATTTTTGCAGGAATGGATTCAGGATATAAGTTGGGAACTGCTGGAAATAAATCAGTAGGAAGATCTTCGACGATTCAATTTTTGCATGGAAGTGAAGCAGCTTTTTGGCAGCATGCTGATGAACATGCAAAAGGAATCATGCAAGCTGTATCTGATTCTCCTAATACTGAAATATTTATTGAATCAACAGCGAATGGAGTTGGAAATTATTTCCATCAACAATGGCAGCTAGCAGAAGCTGGAATATCTGAATTTATACCGATATTTATTCCTTGGTATTGGCAAAATGAATATGTAAAAAAAGTTCCAGAAGATTTTAGACTTGATTCAGAAGAAGAAGAATTAAAAAGATTATATGGATTAACAGATAGTCAATTAGTTTGGAGAAGATCAAAAATAATTGACTTATCTATAAGCGGTACAGATGGATTAAAGTCATTTAAACAAGAATATCCTTGTAATGCTAATGAAGCATTTCAAATGACGGGAGAAGATACTTTTATTGATTCTCATTTAATAATGAGAGCACGGAAAAGTAAAGCTGAAAAATATGGACCATTGCTTATTGGAGTTGATGGAGCAAGATTTGGAGATGATAGAACTTCTATTGTAAGACGACAAGGGAGAGTTATTTTTGGAGTTGAAAGTTATATCAAAAAAGACACGATGGAAGTAACAGGTATTGTTCACAATATTATTGTTAATGAAAATCCATTATTTGTCTTTATTGATATCGGTGGTCTTGGAGCAGGTATCTATGATCGCCTATTAGAATTAGGTCATAAGAAAAAAATAGTTGCAGTTAATTTTGGCTCTAAAGCATTGAATGAAAAAAAATATGCAAATAAACGTGCAGAAATGTGGGGATTATTTAAAGAATGGTTATTGCAAGAACCAGTAAAGCTTCCAGATATTGATTCATTACATGCTGATCTATGTGGAACAAAATATAAGTTTGATTCAAATGGTAGATTATTAATGGAAAGAAAAGAAGATATGAAAAAACGTGGTATTAGAAGTCCTGATGAAGCAGATGCTGCTATTTTAACATTTGCTTATCCACAAACCGCTTTAGTACAAGATGAATGTCAGAAAAAAGAAGTTGCTAAACAAGTCATGAGTCAAATGAATAAACATATAGAGATACAAAGAAATAGATCTTGGTAGTTAATAAAAGGAAATCCTATGGCTACAGTAAGAAATAAAGCTTATAAATCATCTTCTAAAACAAAAAAGAATAATATTCCAGACAATATAAAAGATAAGCTTAAGTCTCTTAAAAAAGATGTTGAAAAAGCGACATCTTATTTTAAAAAGAACTACGAAACTTATCATAGATTCAGAAGATTTGCTTTTAAATCAAATCTTTCAGAAGATGATGAGCAAACATTAAATAATTTAAATAGACCAGTTCTTGAATTTAATTATGCTAATGCTCATTTATCTAGATTATGTGGTGAATTTAGTAAGCAAGAGCCCTCCATTGAAGTTAGACCTGAAAATGGAGCTCAAATTGATGAACAGCTTATTAAAGTAATTGAAGGACATATAAGACATATTTTCTTTGAAATGCAAAAACGTAATGTCCAATATAATGTTTATAAAGATGCACTGAGTGGTGGATTTAGTGCATTTAAAATTACTACAGAATATGCTAATGAAATGAGTTTTGATCAAGTTATTAAAGTAGAGAGACCATATGAAATAACAATGTGTGGATGGGACCCACTCGCTAGAGAACAAAATAAATCAGACGCTGAATATTGTTTTGAACGTTTCCCTCTTAAGAAAGAAGATTTTAAGGCTAAATATCCTCATGTAGACATAGAATCACTAGATTTTGGTGGAAATACTGAAGAATTTAGTTGGTCATATCAAACGGATATGGAAGATATTGTAGTTGTTTGTGATATTTATTATAAAAAAAAATCTAAAAAACAAATTGTTAAAATAGCAACCGGACAAACATTAACTTTAGAAAGATATGAAGAATTTTTAGAAGAATGGAAACAAAGTGGGTTTGTAGATGTTCCTCCCGATATCATTCAACAACGTGAAACAGAAGTGACAAATATTTGTCGTTATAGAATTATGTCTAATGAAGTTTTAGAATATGAAGAAACTGATTTCAAAGATTTATGTATTCCGTTTGTTGATGGCGATTCCGCTATCATAAAAGATGATGGAAGTTCTTCTCTTACTCAATTTACTAAGCCATATATTTATCATATTAAAGGCATTCAACGTTTAATGAATTTAGCTGGTCAAACTTTTGCAGAATACATTGAAAATTTGACTCAACATAAGTTCATTGTAGCTATGGAATCTTTACCTCAAGAAGAAGAATGGTTAAAGGCCTATAGAAATGTTCAGATAGCAAGAGTAGTTGCTTACAATGCTTTTGATTTGAATAATCCAGAAAAGGCTTTACCTCCTCCCAGAGAAGTCCAAATGGTTCCTATTCCTCAAGAAATTCCTATGTTATTTATGGGAGCTGAAAAGATATTTCAAAATGTATTAGGTAGTTATGATGCTTCATTAGGGATAAATAATAATCAATTAAGTGGAGTAGCTATTGTTGAAGCAGCAACTCAATCTAATTCAGCAGCAATGCCATATATTGTAGGTTACATGCAAGGATTAACTCATGTTGCAAATATAATTGTTGATCTAATGCCTAAATATTATATAACTCCAAGAACAATTCCAATTATTGAGAAAGATGGAAAACGTAGTTATCAAAAAATAAATCAACCAGGTGGAGTTGATATTAATTATGATAGTAATGTTTTGCAAGTTCAAATTGAGGCTGGAGTAAGTTATCAAATAGCCAAGAATAAAGCATTGCAACAGATCATTGCTTTAATGGGAACTAGTAAGACTATTGGAGGATTTTTAGAAAGTGAAGGAATAGATGTTATTCTAGATAATATGGAGTTCAGAGGATCTGAAATACTAAAAGATCGTGCTGAAAAATGGATTGAAGAAAGAAAGAACAATCCTCAACCTAGTGAAGAACAATTAAATGCTCAAAGTGAACAACAAAAGAATCAATTGAAAGCAGCTGAAATTCAATCTAAACAACAAATGCATCAAAATCAGATACAAGTTGATATTGCTAAGTTACAGGCAGATTTAACTAAGGTTCAAGGTGAACTACAATTATCTAAAGATGCTAATCTAAGAGAGCATGAACGTTTAATTCATGAACGCCAAATGAAAGAAAGAGAACAGCATCATTCTCATACTATGGATATTCATGATAGACTCTTGGAAGGTGAAAAATTTAATGAAACTAGAAAAAAATCGGAGAAGTGATATGCCATTAAAGAAAGGAAAAAGTAAGAAAGTTATTTCAGAAAATATTGCTACAGAAGTAAAATCTGGTAAGCCTCAAAAACAGGCAGTAGCAATTGCTTTTAGTAAAGCTGGAAAATCTAAATATAGAAAGAAGCCAAATAAATGATTTTGAAAGAATGCCCTTATTGTGAAGAAGAAGTTGAGAAATCAGAGATGGTTTACAATAAACATTTAAAGAAATACATTTGTGATTCTTGTAATGAAGAAATAGAGAGACGTTATCATTGATTTCTCATGAAGCTTTTTTAAAAGTAGTTGAATATTTCAAAGGAGATAGAGAAGCTGCTTTTAAATGGTTTTATATGCCTAATAGTTATTTAGGTGGAATAAAACCTATTGAAATGGCTTTAAAAGGTCGTTCTAATAAACTTATTAAATTGATTGACAGGCTAGAAAAAGGTTATTCCATTTAAAGTTTGATAATAAATCAAATCAGTTTTTTATATCAAGTTGTTCAATTAAAATTCAATTAAAATATTGTTTTTCTGTATAAATTCTGCTATGCAAATCATTAATTAGTCATGTTTAAACGTTACTCGTAACGTAAACGAGGAACAAACGCAGTTATGCGGAAAAATAACCGTAACTCATATCCCACGTTAGGGGTTTTAACCGTGACGGGGCAAATAGTCGAAGAGGTTTTAAATGACAGAAGAAAATTCAGTTGCAAGTGAAGTTGTACCGGTAGTTGAAACACCAGTAACACCTGAGCCAGTAGTAGAAACACCACCACCGGTTCAAGAGAAGATGGTAAGACAATCAGAAGTAAGCAATGCAATTAAACTTGCAAAGCGAGATTCTGAAAGAAAAGGATATGAGAGAGCTAAAAGAGAATTTGAAGAGCGTCAAGTACAAAATGCTTCTTCTGAGCAATCTCAATCCCAACCAGCTTCTTCTATAGGTGGAATTGTACAGCAAACACCGGAACAAATAAGGCAAATGATTTATGAGGAAGCTCGTAGATTAGCTGCCGATGCTACAGCAGAAAAGATTGTGCAGGACTATGAAGGTAAAGTAGCTCAGACGAAAGAGAAATATCCTGATGCTGCTGAGAAGATAGATAAGTTAAAACTGGATAGACATCCAAATTTAGTAATGTGGCTTAATGGAATGGACAATACTGGTGATGTTTTAAAAGACATTGCTGAAAATCCGGAAAAAGTAGCCCAAATATTAATGCTGGCGTCTTCAGGATTAACGGAAGCTGCGCAAGATGCACTGCTAAGAATATCAGCTTCTATAAAAGCAAATGAAGAAGCTAAAAAGCAACCACAAGCACCTGACCCTTTAGGTCAAATTAAACCTTCTGCGATTAGTACGGATAATGGTTCTTTATCTGTTAGCGATTTCAGAAAGCAGAGTTGGCTTAGGAAATAAATGCTAATTAGGTAAAGCCATTATCTCCAAAATTAATATAACGGAGACATTACAATGGCTTTACCTAGTAATATTTTACAGAACGTACAAACTTATCAAAAAGCGGAGTTAGCATGGCTTTTAAACTCTTTTTGTTTTATTAGTCATGCTAATAAAAAATTCAAAGATTTTAATTCTTTAACTGCAAACTTAGGCGACACAGTTACATTTGATCTAGCTCCTCGTTATGTAACTTATGGTGGATTAGTTATTACTCAACAACAATCTACTCAACGTGTTATGCCATTAACCTGTTCACAAGCTGCAAACGTTACTGCTGCTTATTCAGATCAACAATTCATATTTAATGTTCGTGAATATATGGATAGATTTGGTGAAGCGGCTATGAAGGAATTGGGTACAGCTATTGAAAGTGATTTAGCTCAAAATATTATTAGCAATGTCACTATTAATGATCCACAAAATGCAAACTTTGGTGTAACAAATACAGCTTCTGGTCCATATCGATTTTTTGGTGATGGTGTAACAGCTATCAATTCATATGGTCAATTAGCTCAAGCATTAGCTAATTTCCGTGATTATGGTGCAAATGATCGTAAAGTACGTGGTTATTTACCAATGATTTCCGTACCAGCTATCGTAAGCTCTGGTTTAAATCAATTTGCAGTTAATCGTAATAATGAGATTGCAAATAGTTGGGAATTAGGTCGTTTTTCTGAATGCGATTGGTATGAATCTAACTTATTGCCAACTCAAATTGCCGGTACAATTGGTAACGCTACGGCTCCTAACAATACTATGACATTAGTTTCCACTAATGATCCTACTGGTAATAATGTCACAACATTGACTTTTACAGATCCTGCTGGCGGTAATGTCACAAATTCTATTATGGGTGGAGATTTATTCCAATTTATCGATAATGTTTCAGGTCAGAAAAATGTTAGATATTTAACCTTTATTGGTCATAAAATATCTAATCAACCTGTTCAAGTACGTGCATTAAATGATGCAAATACTTCAGGTGGATCAGTTACTATTTCGATATTACCTGCACTATGCTGGAATTCAACTAATCCTAATTATAATCTTAGCACCCCATTAACTGCTGGTATGAAAGCCACAGTATTACCAAGTCATAGAGCAGGTTTGATTACTTCTGGTGATCAATTCTATATGGCAATGCCACAATTACCTGATGAATCTCCATTTGAAACTGTAAGAACAGTTGATAAAGATTCTGGTGCATCTATTAGACATTATTTTGGTTCTCAATTCGGTCAAAACGTACGCGCTTATGTTAGGGATGCAATTTGGGGTTCAGTATTAGTTCCTGAAAACTCGATGCGTTTAATATTCCCAATGTAATTGTTCCATGTAGATCATGTCATCTATAAAGATAACATGTTAAACAACAAATTTTAGAGGATGTAATAATGACGATAACTTACGGTGTACCAATTGTAAACTTACCATTTTTATATATTAATGGTTTGGGTATTTCTAATGATGGAACAACCCCTAATACACTATTAGATGTGGCAGTAGGTCAATGTCGAGATTCTACTAATGTATTTGATATTGCATTAAATTCTAGTATTCAAATTAGTACAGCTTTTAGTGGTATAAATGGATTAGATACAGGTTCTATTACTGCTAGTACCGTTTATGCTATTTATGTGATTGCAGATAGTTTAAATGTAAATGTTCCAGCTGGTTTATTATCTCTTTCTTTAACTACTCCTACTTTACCAGGTGGTTATAATATTTTTAGATTAATTGGATTCTGTACTATTGATAGTAGCTCTCATATCTTAAAAGGTTATTGGGTAGGCGCATCTAATACAAGATCATTTGTATTTGACGCTCCGCAAGCAACCGCTATCACAGCAGGAACAGCGACTACATATACTGCTGTTAATTTAAGTACATTAGTACCAGCTATTCAAAATTTACCTGTATATATGCAAGCTACATTAACTCCTAATGCTGCTAATGATACTTTAAAATTAACTCCTACCGGTGCAACGGGTGATGCAGTTACTATTAATGGTCAGGTAGCATCGGTTGCTATTTATCAAAATGTTTATGTATTTGCAAAACTGGCTGGTTCATTACCAGAAGTTTCTTATAAGGTAAGTACTGCTTCTGCTTCAGCAGCATTAACTGTAGCAGGATATATATTTTCTTCCTAAGAAGGGCGAAAAATGGCAGTCACAGCATTACAGTTAATATCAAGAGCTTGGTATCTTTCAAGCATAATTGCCAGAAGCTTTGAAACAGTTTCTGGTGATTATGCAACTGAAGGATTAACATTATTGAATGCTTTATTGGATTTTAAAGCAACTGATGTAAGATTAATTCCTTATTATAATCAATATCAGTCAACATTTGTCGCAGGACAAGAGTCTTATTTTATTCCTAATCTTTATGCTGTAGAAACTATGACATTTAATATTGGAGATGTTAGATATCCAATGACAGATGCAAGTCGTATACGATATTTTGGAACAGGACGAGTAGATAATATTCCATCTCTTCCCTTTCAATGGCATTTAGAAAGATCTGAAGGTGGTTCAACTATCAGAGTTTATTATTTACCCTTACAGAATTATGTTTTTAATTTAAGCGGAAAATTTGCATTAACTGATGTTACTCTAAATCAGGATATGTCAACTATTTATGACGCATTTTATTTAGAATATTTGCGTTATGGATTAGCAGAAATGATGGCAAATGAGTGGGATATTACATTTGCTCCGGAGAAAAAAGCAATGCTTAAATCATATGAACAGAAATTATTGAATGTTTCTCCACCTGATTTAACATTGAATAAAGTACCAATGATTCAAGATAAAATGTCTATCAATTGGGCTCAAGTTAACATTGGAATGGGTTGGACTAATTAATACAAATAGGATGAATTTAATTGAGATCATATGCTGCAAGATATAAAGAAATTTCTTCGAGCATCGTATGTTCTACGAAATTTGGCCGTTATCCTAAAATTTCATTAGAGCAAGTATGGAATTTAATAGAATCTGATGGATGGATGGTGAATTTTGCTGGTTATGATCAAGTTGTAGAAATTAATCCAGTAGGTCAAGGAAGAGGAATATATTCAAGCGTTAAATTTAATCATTTGATTGCTGTAATAGATGATAATGTTTATGTATTTGATGAAAGTTTAAATAAACGTCTTGTTGGAAATATGACGACATTTACTGGAGATGTTTTTATTTCTGAAAATAACATTAATCAAATTGCTATTTCAGATTTACAAAATATTTATGTTTATAATTATGGAAATGAAACATTTATAAAAGCAAATATTAATTTTACTCCTGGATATATTACTTTTCAAAATGGAAGATTCATATCTCCTGATACATCTTCAAATCAATGGAGATTATCTCAAACCAATGATGGTTCTATTTGGCCAGGAACTATTAGTGACACGCAATATATTGGAGCTCTTCAAACTAAACCTGATTTTGCAATGGCAACAATTAGATTTCCAGGAAGAGGAAATCTTTTGTATGTTATGGGAAAAACAGTTACTGAACCTTGGTATGATATTGGAGCGCAATTATTTCCATATCAAAGAAGTCCTAGTGTGAATGTTGATTATGGATGCTTAAATTCTGCAACTATTGCTTATGGTGATAATATTATTTGTTGGTTAGCAGCAAATGAAAGCTCTGGGCCAGTTATTCTATATACAAATGGTGGAGATATTGTTCCTATATCTACAGATGGAATAGATTTTAAATTAGCTCAATTAGTTCAACCTGAAAATGCTTATGCATTCATGTTTAAACAAGATGGCCACTTACTTTATGTCATTACATGGCCAACTGATAATATAACTTATATATATGATTTTAATACTAAGAAATTTTTTAATATCAGCGATCCAAATTTTAATCATCATATAGCAAAAAGAATTGCATTTTTTAATAATAAATATTATTTCGTTAGCTTTATAGATGGAAATCTTTACGAATTAAGCAGTGAAATATTAAGTGCTAATGGAATGCAAATTCCAAGAGTAATCATTCCTCCAACAATTAGATTACCAAATCAAGGAAGATTTGTTTGTGGTTATACTGGATTTACGATAGAAGAAGGAATGGCTACAAATGATGGAAATCCCCCTATTGCACAAATGGCAATGGCAAAGGATGGAAATGGAAATTTTGGAAGTTATTATACAAAAGTATTAAATCAAGTTGGTCAAAGACAGAATAGATTAATATGGTGGCAACTTGGATCAGCAAATGATTTAACATTTCAATATAGATTTTATGGATTATCAAGATTTGTTGCAACGAACGGTTTAACTGGAATATATCAATGATAGTACCTAATTTTGTGAATCAACAAGTAGTAGATAAAAATGGTAATTGGACAGATGCATGGGCTAGTATTATAAGTCAACTTCTGCTATTACTTCAACAAAGTTTATCTGATGAAGGCTTTGTAATTCCTTCTCAATCAAATAGTAATTTAAGTAATATAAGTCAAAATTTACAACCAGGAACAATTTTATTTAATACAGAAGCACAAAATGGATTAGGACAATTATTTATAAGATTAAATGATGGAAGTTTTCATCCAATTTTGCAAACTAATTAAGAGAAACATATATGGCTATTAGTAGAAATGATCAATTAGGAATGTCTGGAACTAATTTAGCGGGTGGTCTTGCTAGTTTATTATTAGGAAATAATAGTACAAATCCAGCTAAATCAGCAAATAAATATTTGGATAAAATTTATGGTCAAATTAATCCAATGTTACAACCGTATGCTAATGCAGGAACTAATGTTCTTGGAAATTTTAATAGTCAATTAATGGAAATGTTAAAAAATCCTGGTGATATTATAAAAAGATTAGGAAGTGGTTATCAAGAATCTCCAGGATATAAATGGGATCTTAAACAAGGTGAAGAAGCAATTAATAATGCAGCAGCTTCAAGTGGTATGTTAGGGACTCCACAACATCAAGTACAGTCTTCTCAATTAGCTTCCAATCTTGCTAGTAAAGATTTTGATACCTATTTAAATCATATATTAGGATTATTTGGTGGTGGATTACAGGGAGAACAAGGCGAAATATCTCAAGGATATAATGCATCTAATGATTTAGCTCAAGCACTCTCAAGTATTTTAGGAACTAAAGCTCAATATGCTTATGGTGGTCAGGCTGCTAAAAATGCTGGAAAGACTAATGCTTTTGAAAGTATTGGTAGTGGATTAGGAGAGTTATTTGGGCCAGCAATAGGGGCATTAGGAACATTTTTTGGTTTGTAATAAGGTTTAAATATGGCAATAAATATTCCAGGAATTCCATTTAAAATATCTCCTGAAGAAGCAGGATATGCTAATCCTGCTCGCGCTATTAGTACTGCACAAGAACAAATGAAAAATTTATTACAACAACGTTTATTAGATTTAGAAGCGCAAAAACAAAAATCAATGTTGTCTTATGCAGAACCTATGGCAAAAGAACAATTAAAGAAATCTATTATAGAAAATATAATTAATCAATCTAAGGCAGATGTGGCCCCTCAACTTGCTAAAGCTGAATTAAGTAGTGCATTAGAAAAACCAAATCAAATGAGAGCAGATATTGGATTGACTAATGAACAATCCTTAGCTCAGAAAATTAGAAATAAGTATCTTGCTCAATCAGAACAATCTGCAATTAATGAAAAAAATGCAATGTCTGATTATTATAAAAAAGGTGGATCTTCAGGTGGTGTAGGTACAAAAGAAGAAAATTATTTTCAATATTTAGTATCTAAAGATAATCCTCAATTAAAAACACCTGAACAAATTTATGAAGCATCTAATGTATTAAGACAAGGAGGAAATCATCTTAAAGATGGAACTCCTGTTAATTCTTTATCACCTGCTGCTGAACAATCATTAAATAGATTAATCAAGGGCGGAACAACTGCAAATTTAATCACTCAGAACATTAAGGCAATTCAAGGTGATGCAGAATTAAAAGTATTAGATGATTATACTGCTAAAGCATTGGCTCCTTATGGAGATACTTATTTTAATATGTCTGGACAACAGATTGTTGATTCATTTAAAAAAGATGATGCTTCTCAAAAAAGATTAGGTGAATTTGTCGGAGCACAAGGACTTCAATATGAAGCTGCTAACATAAGAAATAAAGTTGCTGGTGGAGAACCAGGTATTACAGCTATTCATGAGCTAATGCATAAATCTGGACAAATTATTGATGCAAAATTTCCTAAAATGAGTGCTAAAGCACGTAATTATGCAATTAAATTCATAGATAATGGTCTTGAAAAAGCTTTAAAAGCTAGAAATGAAGTAGGAATAAATCCTTCTATTTTAACAAAATCAATTTCTTCTGAAATTCAGTCAACAAATGAACCAAAAGAAAATTATAAAATTCAAACAGAAGATAAGCCTTCTCAATCTTCCAAAAAAATAACTAAAAGTTGGAAGATATTAGACGGAGAATTAATTTAATGGTACAACAAGTTGAACTTGAAAATGGTGAAGTACATGAATTTCCTGATGAAGCAACTCCTCAGATGATTAGGAAAG